TGGGGATAAATTGTGTGCTACTGTAATTAATAATTTGGCAGTGTATTGGTCTACGTAAGTTTCATCAATCTTTACTGGTTTACCAGTTTTTGCTACACTTAAAATAGATTGAACTTTATTTTCCATATTGGTATGGAATCCCCAAGGACCAACATTAAATATTTCTGGACGAACGGTTCTGAACTTTCTCATCAATTCGCCAGCTTTTGCATTTGCTTCATTTTCAATATCAGACCCATCTTCGCCATTCAATTCTTTCCCATCTTCACGTTGCTTATGGTGAACTAATTCGTGGGCTAATGTGCGAAGAACGTCAATTGGATGTCGTTCGCCCTTGACCACTACGACTTCATCCGTAGAAGGATTGTACGTTCCAAATGTTAAATGTTGCGCAGAATAATCATCACCTTCGAACTTAATGCTCTTAGGTAATGACTTTAATTCTAATTCTTTTACAGTAAATTTAACAAATTCCTTCGCTAGTTTCATTTTACTTCACTGAGGAAATCATATACGAGTGAATCAATACGTGAATACGGCGTGACGATAGTACTCTTCGTATTTTCATTGATGAATGCACCGTGAGTACTTGGGTTACTGACGATATCGAAGCAGATGAGACTGAAATCGTCTTGGACTTCTACGGTACTTTCGCCCATTTGACGAACTGACCCCATGCCACGGGATGAAACACCGAGGCGGATATTGTTCTTGATGAGTTCACGAACGATATTACCAGATGGGGTCGAAAGGATTTCAATATTACCACGAACGTCTTGACCTTCAAACCAAAGGTCGGTGACGTTACAGCATACATTCTTTAAGTTAACAACTGGACTTTCTGGATGGTCGAGTTCCCCAAGTGCCCGTCGTTGTACAACAAAATTTTCTTTGTATAGTCCTGCTTCTCTCGAAAGAATTTCCCGAGGATAAATACGCCCATTTTGATTCTTTGCTTCAGCCCGTTGAAGAAGAACATTCTTTAACATTAATGGCTTGGTAACATCCGCTGCTTCAGCAAGAAGTTCTCTACCATATTCAATTACATTATATTCAACTAATAAGTTCTTCATATTACTTTCCTCTGATGTCCCGTACTTTACCGGCGAGGTGAAGTAACCGTGCTTCGAGTTTTAAAAGTCCTTGTTGGGTACGACGATATAGTGCTTCACTTGCAATACCACTTTCTTTTTGTAAACGAGTGTTCATCTTTAACATACGTTCCATTTCCATTAAGTTTTTATTGATTTCAGAAATGGTCTTTGCAATTTTTTGAGTAGATGTTGCACTTTCATCCTTTTTATATTCGTGATATCTCATTTTAGCTTCAACTAGATTTTCTTTTTGTAATTGTTCCATCGTATCGGCGCGACGTTTCATTTCTTCTTCACCACGATGTGACAACTTATATCCTAATTGAGTGGCTACATTTTTCATCTTAGCAATATTCTTTTGAACATTACCACGAAATGCCATCGGAGTAAGATAGGCACCAGCGCCAGCTGATGTACTGATTTCTTGTAGTTCTTGTTCTAGAACTTTACGGATAAATGCTCTAAGCTTTTCTTCGTTACTCATAATGCCTTAAGCTCCTTAAGAATTTCATATGCAATTAACATTGCTGTCATATGATTTTCTTTGATAACGGTAGCAGTTTGTACCTTTTGAAGTTGTGAGACAACTTCACTTAGCTTAATACGAGTAACCTTATCTTTTACTTTAATAGATGACTGTGTAATTTCTTTCGCCAATCTACGGCTTTCACCTTGGGTATATGTCTTTAATTTTGAAGTATTTGAAATATTGTAGATGTATTCTTGGAGAAGTTTCTTTTGTGCTTCATCCAATCCCTTATACTTTTCATTAAAACGTTCAATTAAAATCTTATATGCGAGGAATCTAATGTCATCATCTTGACTACGGATAATATTTGATAGTTCATTATGCTCTTTAATTTCTTTGTTTACAGACTTACCAGACAGATGTTCTACAATAGTGAATTGACTGTTAGCTAATTCTTCAATTGTAGTTGTGTCGTTGATTCCATTAGTTGCCGCATCAAAGTTCTTATAGATAGATGCGTAAATCTTGTATGAAGGAATACGTGCTGCAAAGAATTCTTTTAAATCAAAGTTCTTTTTAATTTCTTTGATTAAAAGGTATTTTTGAGTGTCTAATGCGTGTTGGTCGAGATTCTTACGTTGTTCAGTAACTAGCTTTAGCAATTGGAATGCCTTTTGTTCAGATACATTTTGAACGTTAAAAAATGCGCGATATAACATCAATTCCTTTCCCAATTCCTTTTTAGAATTGAAAAATTCACGCATTAACTTAACAGCAACACCATCCTTTTTATTTTCCATCACATCTGATGTGATTTGACGAGCTAATAATTCAAAAAGGATACCCGTGTTTCTTAACTTATTATGCTTAATACTAGATTTCATAAAAGAATCCGCCATAAGTGAATAAATACCTTATCATATATTAAATAGTATGATAATTACTAGTTCGTTAGTTTTCTATGTCTAAAATGTTTTCTTCGTTCAAGATACTAGAGGTTTCTGGTGCAACTTTATGGGCGTTTAATTGTTTAATAAGATTAGAAACTTCGTGATTTTCAAGAGATAATGGTGACTTTTTGGATGGTTTACGTTGTTGTCCTACCCGTAAAGCTCCAAGATTTTCTTTATGTCCGAGTGGATCACGGCCACGTGGGTGGCTATCTTGACCGTACTTTTGACCAACCTTCGGGCGGCCCATCTTTGCTTCTTCTAATTCAGCTTCATCTCCACCCTCTTCTTCAGTTGGAACATCTTCAAGAGATGCTAATACCGCATCTACGGTATCTAATTGTTGCTCACCTTCAGCCTCAGCCTCTGGTTCTGCGGGTGTTTCACCTTGTGATGGTGACTCTGGTACTCCAGCTGCTGGTTGTTGTGGTTGCGATGCTTGTTGTTGTGCTGCGTCTGCTTTACCAACCCATTCAACGTCCTTGACTATTTTTTCTTGTTCCGCGCGTGCATCATCTTCTGCAATTTGGAGAATATTGTGGTAAATCCAGTCACGTGACAAGAACTTACTATCTGCAATATCTTTAGCTAATCCAACCTTTTCCTTCCACAAGTTCAACTTTTCTTGTTCATAGATGACCGATGGTGAGGTCATTTCAAGTTCGAAGTCAATTAAGTCTTCGTCGGTGAATCCTTGAACGTATAAGTGAATGATTGCAATCTTGGTAAGTTCTGACACCATAATGCGTTGAATACGTTCGATGGTTCGTGCGAAACGAACGTCTTGTGCTGCCAACGATGCTTTACCACTATTATCTTCTTCATATCCAAGGAATGATTTAGGTACCTTGAATGCTGCCATTAGCTTGTTACGAAGATATTCAATGTCTTCGATAGCATTGAATTGAAGGCCTGGAAGATTTTGAATGTCAGTACCAGAGTCCTTTCCACGAACAGGAAGATAGAAATCTTCCGTGATGTTCATCATATTGTAACGAAGATTGTAATCACCAGTCTTTGGGTCAACAAGTGGTGTTTTCTTCATACGGTCGATGATACGTTGCATATGTGTATCGATTTCATTCGCTGGGATATTACCGATATCGACCAATACCTTACGCTTGTCTGGTGCTCGCATAATACGATGAATTAACATTGCATCTTCCATCAGTTGTAATTGCTTCCAAACACGACGACCGCCCTCGACCATACTCTTACCATATGGTAGGAAGTTGGTGTCTGAGAGGAGGCGAAAGTGAGCGACTTCGTAATTATCTAATTCTTTCTTACCCAATGCTAAGAAATCATTTTCTACTTTGAACTTAACGGAGAATGGATTGCCTGGGTCTTGTCCTTCGACGCGGATGGTTTCGTACACAGAAAGAGGAATGACGTTTACAACCCCGTACTTTTCATCAATATCAAGGAATAAAAAGAAATCCCCATACTTAGCCATATTTCTGACCCAAGGCCAGAGATTGAACTCAACGTTCAATACATCATAGAATAAGTTATGGAGAATGTCTTGGATTTGTTGATTCTTTGAGCGGATACTAAGTACTTGACCGAATTCGTCCTTTACGGTTGATTCGTCAGCGTAGATGTCCATTACTGATGAAATGATTGGGTCATTATCCATCATATCATAATCACGGAACAATTGTAAACGTGACCCTTGGAATGCTGCTGCGGATTCATAACGACCACCCGCTGCACCATATCCACCTGTCATAGAAGAATAAACTCGATGATATCGGTCAATACCCCGTCTATTAATAAACGACTGGATATTGTCGGTATCAGCGACTTTTAACTTCTTTCCACCTACATTTCGGACAACTGTATTCGTTGAGAATAGTTTCCGTAGGCGACCGTATATACTAGTATCTGCCATAACCCCTCACTTAAATGAGAACGGTGTCGAGTGC